GAAAAGGAAGGAGACGATGGAACGACTTTTTTGCAGGAACGGACAGGCCGTGGATAACCTGGTCCTGTAGTCCTAAACTATCATCAAGTGGCGAAAAGTGGTCGGATGCTATTAAACCAGACGTAGCAAAAGAATATTCTGCCGTTCAAAAATCAGACATGTATTTTAAATTCGTGATAGATAATGAAGAGGGTATTTATGAAGTGCTGGAGGCTGTAGAGGCATACAGAAGTGCTGGAATAGAATGTCCAGTGTATGTAATGCCAGTAGGCGGATGCTACGAAGAGTATTCCTTTAATTCACGCCACGTTGCAGATCTAGCAATGAAATTTGGACTTAAATACAGTCCAAGACTACATTCCGACTTGTTTGGAAACGCCTGGGGAACATAATGGGACTATTTGATAAACTAGGGAAGGCAATTAGAAAGCCTAAGCCAGAACCAAAAACAGAATCTGCTCCTAAAAAAACAAAACTAACACCAAAAGACCAAGCAACTAAAGATGGTGAGCCTTGGTTTACTGTTGTTGACGTGGAAATAGATGAAGAGAATCCACGCAATGGTTCTTTTGAATTAGACTGGAATGAACATTTTCCCGTCATGTTACGCAAGCATGGATTAGTTGGCGATACAGATGAAGAGGTAGTAGATCAATGGTTCCAAGACTTATGCAAGCAAATTGCGTTGGAAACATATGATGATGACTTGTTTGGATCTAACGTAATTACAGAAACACTAACCGAAGATGGTAAGAGAGAATACAAATGAGCGAAGGTAAAACAATCACAGTTAATACTGATGACAACAGTGTTACTGTACAACAAACAGCACCTGATACTGGGTTAAATGTTGGTGGTGTTAGTCTTGATACAGATTTGCCATGGTATGGTGATGCTTTTATAGTTATATTAATAATAGCATTCATTTATATTGGTAAAAAATGTATTGATAAATGGTTTGCTTTAGGAAGGCCATTCCAGAAATGAGTAGTATTATATGTGTGGGTGGTGCTCACACCGCTGGTGTAAAATGTGTTAATGATTATAAATCAGCATATGAAGATCCATTATGGAGACATATTGGTGATGTTCCACATCCAGATAATAAAGCAAACGCATGGCAAATACATATAACACCAGTAATGCAAATAGGAAGTTTTAATCTAGCGAAAGCAAGTTATAATAATGAAACTATTATGACGGCGACTACGCGGTATGTTAATACTAAACCACACCCACAAGATGTAATTGCTATAATAGGCTGGGAAAGCTGGGATGGTTTATTACGCGGGCATGAAAGTTTGTTAAGAGATGTTGTTCTATTACATGAAATTTTAAATGATTCTAAAACAAAACATCTCATGTTTAATACGGTCAATTGTCTAAATATTCAAGATAGTGATCGATATGATTTCGGAGATTCTTATATCGGTCCTTATGATCCACAGGAAACTATGGTTTCACAGTTGACAAAACAGAATCTCTATTTCAATCCAGGCACGGAATACTATGGGCCAGACGCTCACAAAGCATTGGCTCGTATTTTGCTGAATAGATTGACACAGATAGTATAATCTGTTATACTATATAGATCATAGTTACATTAAGGTAATTATGATTTGCCAGTGCATCAATTATGCACATTCAATAAAACCTCAGGAGGTAATAATATGGCTGGCATAGTAGACACTGTTTTAAGTTGGGTAGTGAAGCTAACGGAAGTTGGTGTATCACTAATCGCCTTAGCAGTAATCGTTCAAATTATATTTGGACCAAACGTGGCATTCTTGCCCGGTGATGTTGTAGGCAATATTATAGGACTAGTAAGTTCTCTTGGTAGTAACGGCCTAGTTGGATTAGTAGCGGCCGCTACCCTATATTGGCTATTCACTAAAAAGGCTTAACACACCAGAAGTCCACGGCCATCACCTGGGGTGGCCGTAACTTCAATTCCATAGAGTGCGCTATGAGATATTTACTAATTGATACTGCTAACATGTTCTTCAGAGCAAGGCATGTTGTAGCAAAGAGTGTCGATACTGACACTAAACTAGGACTTGCCATACACGTGACACTTAATAGTGTTGCTAAAGTGTGGCGTGAGTTTAATGCTGACCATGTTATCTTTTGTTTAGAAGGACGTAGTTGGCGTAAAGATTACTACGAGCCTTATAAAAAGAATAGGGTTGTAGCACGACAAGCACTTACTGAAAAAGAGCAAGAAGAAGACGAACTCTTTTGGGAAGTGTTTACTGACTTTGTTAAGTTTTTAGAGGACAGAACAAATTGTTCAGTAATACAAAACAGTGTACTAGAAGCGGATGACTTAATTGCTGGATTTGTTCAAAATCACCCGTTTGATGAACACTACATTATAAGTAGTGATAGCGATTTCTATCAACTTATAAAAGATAACGTTAAACAATACAATGGCATTACAGATCAACTAATAACAATATGCGGTATATTTGATAAAAAAGGCGACATGGTCATAGATAAAAAGACCAAAGCGCCAAAAGAAATACCCAACCCCGAGTGGTTATTATTTGAGAAGTGTATGAGAGGTGATGCTAGTGATAACGTCTTTAGTGCGTATCCACGCATTAGAAAGAACAAATTAAAAGAAGCATTTGAAGACAGATCCAATAAGGGTTTTGCTTGGAACAATATGATGCTTCAACGTTGGGTTGATCACAATAATGTTGAGCACAAAGTAAAGGATGATTACGAGCGCAACAGAAGACTCATTGATTTAATGGAACAACCAGACGACATTAGAGAACAAATAAATGAATCTATAAACGGTATTACATCAAAGAAAAATACTAGTGTAGGGGTTCATTTTATGAAGTTTTGTGGCAGGCATAACCTACAGAGATTAGGCGATGATGCCCAACGGTTTAGTGAAATTTTAAACTCAAGTTACTCGGAGGCGTAGTGTCAGGAATAGTAGTATTACTATCTGGTTCAGGAACAAACTTGCAGGCAATTATAGACGCAAAGTTGCCTGTTAAGTATGTTTTGTCTGACAACCCTAATGCCTATGGATTAACTAGAGCAGAAGAGGCAGGGATACCTACAAAGGTATTGTCTAGCCTTAAACGATTAGAATATAAAATAACAAATGTATGTGAAGAACATAAAATAGATTTAATAGTACTCGCCGGCTTTATGCGACTCTTGAGCCCTGGTTTCGTACAACGCTGGGGATCGCACATAATAAACATTCATCCATCTTTACTTCCAGAGTTCAAGGGGGCGGGTGCTATTAAGCAAGCATTAGACGCAGGTGAAACACAGACAGGCGTTACAGTACATTATGTTGATGAGGGAATGGACACTGGTGATATAATAGAGCAAAAGAGAATTCCCATATACAATAACGATAGTTTAGAGGATTTAGAACAAAGAATACATGAAGTGGAGCATGAATTATATCCAAGGACAATTAAATGGCTTTTAACCAATTACTAGGTAAGTTAGTTATACAAGTATCAGCAATGCCACGAGACACCAATGCTCGGGGCGATATATTTGGTGGCTGGCTTATGGGTCTTATGGATTTAGCATCAGCACATATAGCACCAGAAGGAAAGAGTGCTACTCGTGCAGTTAATAACATAGAATTTTTTAAGTGTGTGCAAGTAGGAGATTTAGTCTCTTGCTATGGACATATTGTAAAGTTAGGAACAACATCTGCAACTGTACACATTGATGTATATGTAGGTAAGATTAGAGTAGCATGTGGGGATTTTGTAAATGTTGCCCTTGATGACGCCGGAAGGCCGAGGAAAATAAGATGAGAGCTATTATTGGTGAACCGCAAAATGATGGTCATTTCGCCATTGATGTAGAAATACATCCATGGGATACATGGGCATTGGACCACACATTAGCATTAATAATTATTCCTGCTTTAGAGCAATTGCGTGATGGATCACAAAGTTATCCACAGGACTTTGAGGAATTTGAAGATTGGACTGACGTAATTGATAAAATGATTGTTGCTTTTGAGAATATTATCGGAGATGATACTAGTGAATTAGGCTATTGGACTGATGAGCGATGGGAAGATACTCAGAAAGGATTTGCATTGTTTGGTAAGCACTATACAGACTTATGGATGTAAAATGAAAAACACAGCAATTAAAGGAAAGTATATACCCAAAGACAAATCTAAACTTGATAAAAAGAGTGTTATATATAGGTCAATGTGGGAACGACGGTTTATGATCTATTGTGATCGTTCAGAGAATATACTAAAGTGGGATAGCGAATCAATTCATATTCCATATATATCACCTAAAGATAAACGTTTACACAATTACTATCCAGATTTTTATGTGAAGTATAAAGATGTTGAAGGCAATATTAATGAGAAAATTATTGAAATTAAACCCAAGTGGCT